GGATGCAAGATGTCGTAACCAGTAGTGGTCTTGGTGGATTCCGTCAAAGTGATTTGTTGAATTGGATAAACACAAGGAGAGGTCTCGGCGACTTCTTAGAGGTGCCAATGTTCATAGATCCTTTTCCTATTAAGGTTGATAAGCCTGTACTTATCAATGGGGATATCGTATTACCAGATGGTATGATTAACATCGCGTGGCACTCTGACCCCTCGGAGACACGGATGCCAAAGTTCCATTTTGACCCGGTCTCGGAAGTAAAGGTGCCCGTAGCACCTCGAAATGCAAAAGAGCGACGTACAGAACGCAGAGCTATGCACCCGAAGAAATTATTACCAGTTGACGAACGAAACGGCGTCGGTGGAATGTTGGCGACAACGTCCACCACCGTTGAAGGTCCCAGAAGGGGCCCGATAGTCAATAGGCAGTAGTCCGGACCCATTGGGGACCAGTACGCGGAGTTTCTAACTTTCCTGGCATCCCCTGATAAACCGTCCGCTGGTGACACGACATGCGAGAGTAGGCCTGGCCAGCCTTACAATTAACCCCCCACAAGTGTTTTGTATTTGTTCCGCAATAAAGCTCAGAAACATGTCGTCTCGCGCTCCTGTGAAGCGTGTCCCAAAGAAGAGAACTGCCCGCGCCAAGAAGTTGGCAGGCAAGAGCAATATCTTGAAAATCAAGCGTACGACTGCCAGGGTCAAAGGACATGGTGGGTATGCGGAGGATATTGGCTCGAGCCTTGGTTCTTGGTTAGGAAAGAAAGCAGGTGGCCTCTTTTCATCAATCACTGGTTTGGGTGATTATTCGGTTTCATCAAATACATTAGTGCAACCAAACAATCCACCCATCCTCAGTAATACACGCCAGGCAACGCGTGTTACACATCGTGAATTCATAACCGATGTGATTAGTACCACGGGTTTCACTTTGAACTCGTACCCAGTTAACCCGGGAATGGCCGTAACGTTTCCTTGGTTAGCTACCGTTGCTTCATGCTATGAGCAATACAAGCTGTGGGGATTGATATTTGAGTATAAGTCAACCTCCGCAGTAGCACTCAATAGCACAAGCACCGGTTTGGGAACAGTCATTATGGCCACTGAGTATGACGTTTCCAAACCCACATTCACAGACAAGAGATCTATGGAAAACTACGTTTACTGTACCTCTTGTCCTCCCTCCGTATCGGCTATGCACCCAATAGAGTGTGCACCGAACGCGAATGTTTTGTCTGACCTCTACACTCGTAGTGGTGTCGAAACAGGATCTGATCTGCGCTTTTCAGATGTGGGAAATTTTCAGATTGCAACTGTAGGTATGCCTGCCGCAGGAAGTGTGATCGGTGAATTGTGGTGCACTTTTGATGTCGAACTTATTAAGCCTAGATTGCCTGTTGGTATCAGTGCTGTACCGGTGATGCACTACGTGTATGATTCTGTAGCGTTTCACCCAAGCACTGCACCAACAGCCAGCGATTTGTTCGGCCCTCCCTCAGCCCAAAAGACGGTTTTGAG